ATGAAATGGTATCTGCGTCTGTAACTGTAGCTACTGAACCTGCTGCATCTTCTGGAGAAGATACATTACCTACAATAATATTAGCACTAGATGCTGTAACTACTGTGTGTGTTCCTGTAGGTTCTGTTGCTCCAACATAAAACCAATACTCTAATCCTGCTGCTGGAGTAGGAAGAGTTTGTATTTTAGCTGCTGCTACGTTTAAAACATAACGAGTGCCTGATTCAGCTGCTGTAATTGTATTAGCTGCAGTTATTGCTTCAGTATCTGAAGGTTTCTGAACTTTAGTAGCAAGTTCACGAACATCGCCTACTTTTGCTGAATTACGACCAGTATCTCTTATATTTACTATTGCCATATTATTTACCTCTAAAATTTATGGGTTAAAAAAAGGAGGAGTCCTAAAACTCCCCCAAATTTATGTATTAGTCAATTCCGTAGAATGCACTTACTAAAGCTTCATCTCTAAGTACTTTCGCACCATAGACATGTAAACCTCTAACAATGTCACCAAACGATGTTGGGTCTCTCAACACTTCTGTTGAAAGGATTGTGTTAGCAGTTGCAGTTGAAGACATGTGACCAGCCATACATTTACCAGCAGCATTAGATGTTGCAGCAATGTTGTTTGACTTGTACATGCTAAATCCACGAAGTTTTCCACTTGAAACCATTCCATTTCTAATAGAACCTTGTCCACCATTGTAGTCGACAGATAATAATTTAGAACTAGATTGTCCTAAGACTTCATAAAAGTCAGGACTTGCAACGAACCATCTACCTTCTTCAGGTACATTTTGTTCGTCTAATAGTCTTGCCATTCTACCCATAAGGTCTAATGGGTCATGTTCGTTAGAATCAAAACCAATATCTAAATTACCTGTTCCATCAAAAGTTCCTGCTGCTAAATCAGTAGCATTGTCAGAACCTAAAATGTGATTAGGTGATGAAGCTGAACAACCAGAAAACATAGTTGCTAATACAGCAGCATCATATGAATCTTTCAATGCATATGCAGCAGAGCTGGAAGCAACCTCTTTGAAGTTGACATGTGACATATTAGTTTCAATATCATCTACGATGAATTTGAAAGCTTTAGCACTATCAACAACCAAAGTAATTTCTTGGTCTGTCAGTCTAGTTTCAGTTGTGTCGCTATTTCTTGTGTAATCTGACACAGAAATAACTGGTTCTTTGATAATCTTTACAGAGTCTCCGAAAGAGGATATTTCACCGGCATAGTCGGTGTTTGTAATAGCTTCAATTACCGAGGCTTTTCTAAAGAAGTTTAAAACCTTTTTAGAGTAAACCGAAGGTAAAAAGAAACTATTAGTTTGTCCACTTACGGAGTTTGCAAAGTTAGCATCGGTATCTGTTGAGGGTTCAAAAAATTGAGCCATGATACTTTCTCCTTTAAGTTATAGTTTATTTTGTGATTCTGCCTTCTTGCATAGCATCTGATATTTCCTGTTCGTATTTATCAAACTCTGCCATACTCAATGCAGCAATCTCCCTTTCTGACCATACTTTCTCCTGCTTTGGTTCAACTGTTGTTGTTTTAGTTGAAACCATATCTGCAGCAGATTTTCTGGTCGGTTTAGAATTTGACTTAGTCTTTATAGGTTCTATACCAAAATCTTTTTTAAATAAATCTAAAGCACGAGAAGCTAAATCGGCATCGTCAGTATTTGAGTATATCCAATTTTGAATAGACTCAGGCTGTTCTTTTGCCCAAGTATGAAAGTCATCGCTGTTTCTAATATCTTCAAAATCAGGATGTCTTTTTACTAACCTTTTTTCTGCACTTTGTCGTACTAATTGTTGTTCTCTTTCTTGGAGTTTACTAAGGCGTTCTTCTAGAACTTTTGCTTTAGATTCGCTTTGTAGATGAGCAACAGTTTCTACTACTTCATACACATCAGGATAATCTTGTTTAAACTTTTCTAGTTCTTCTTCAGATTTTGGAGCTTTATATTCAGGTTGTTGAACTTGATCTTTTAACTCTTCTTCTCTAGTTTTAAACTCGTTAAGTTTATTATCGTAATGTTTTTTTAAATCATCATATCTTTTTTTGTAGTCTGGTTTCTTATAAGGTGTATTCTTTTTAGTTTCCAGTTCTTCAGTATTAACACTTCCTTCAGCTTCCACTTCAGTTATGTTATCTGATTTGAATAACTTATTCTTTTCAGAAGGTTCTTCAAAATACATAGTATCTGATGATAAAAAAGGTTTATCTTCTCCTTTGTGCCAAGGTTTATTTTCATTATAAGGATTTGGCGTTTCCTCTTTTTGGACTTTATTAGTCATTTTCTTTTCTCCTAATTGGGGCTTTGTTTACAAGGTAGCTCTATGTCGACTAGAGGGCTTGTATTGTAAAGGTAGCCTTTCGGTTCTTAATTTGATAAAGTGCCTACGCTAGTAGGGTAGCTTTATCTTCTATATCCAGCTCCACGAATAGGTGGTTGTTCTATAGGATTAGTATAGTCATCTTCTCTATTATCAAGAATAGAACCTTGCATTCCTAAAGGATTAGGATTATCTTTATCCATTACACCTCCCATTTGGGCTGGTTGTCTTTCATCTGCTTGAGCTTCAGCTTCTTTCATCATAGACATTAAATTGTCTTCTCCGATTTGTTCTGTAGCCTTTGCAGTAAAGACAAATTCTCCATCAGATAACCTTGCAGGTATACTGTCAGAGACTCCTGAACCCGGTCCATCAACAGGACCAGACCCAGCAAATTCTTGTGCTACATCTATTACTTTATCAAATAACATTTGTAGCTCGTTATCTTGTTCTAGTTTTGAAACAAGCATATCTTCTTCATCTTCTGTTAATGCTTCTTCCATTATAAATTTTGTATAGTTATCTTCCATATCAATGTCAGATTCCATAGGTTCTTCAGACATAACCATCATCATTTGGTCATCTATTTCTCCACCTTCAGCTTTTTGTTCTCTAACTATGTGTTTTTTTAAAGCTATTATTAAATCACTAGGCTCTCCTAACTCGTAAGCTTCTTCTATAAGTTCTTCAATTCTATCATTTGAAAAACCTCTTTGTTTTAATTTATTTACATCTTCAGACATTTGCTTTAACATTTCAGCTTGTTCTTCTGTAGAAGCAGTTTGATTACTTTTAGACATTTTTTTCTTTTTAATTTTTTCAGGTTGTTTAATAATACTTTTAACTATTGAACCTAAACCATATTTTTGTCTATCATCAGATAACATTCCTTTCTTTTTCATTATTTATCCTTTGCTTTACCTATGTTAATAGCAAACCAATCGATAACTTTATAAGCTTTACTTATTAAATTATCATCGTGTGGTGTAGGTGTTAATGCAGCAATCATTGAACAAATTGAAATTATCCAAGGTACTACTCCTACTATTTTTAAAATTGTATCTAATATATCTAACATTTATATCTCCTTTTTTCTGTTAATTGCTTCCTTCACCTGCTCCGGCAACTGCTCTAGGCGTACCAGAGAACTCACTTTCCCCTGCAGCCGGAACATTTCCTGTTCCGATGTTGCCACCACCATTGCCTGTAGGTCCAAGTTCTTGAGGTTGTTGAGGTACTCCTTGAAGTCCTCCCATTGTGGGCTGTTGACTATTGGGTTCAACTTCTTCGCCATTTGTTTGTCCAGCATTTTGCATTCCTATTATCTGTGCCATTATAGCTGCTTCTTCAGGGTCATTGAGTATTTCATCAGGGTCTAAATCTAAGCTATAAGCAAGTTCACTAACGAGTTTAGAAATCTTAACAAATGGTGCAATAGCTGGACTTTGTGCAGTTTGTAAGAACATAGTCAATCTTTGACTTCTAACTTCTTTTTGCATCAAGCTATTTGTTCCAGTAGCCTTAACTTCTAAATCACCTTTAACATCAAGCTCATCTTCTAAGAACTGCATGTTCCATTGAAAATAAGATTCGCCTAATGGTCTTAATAAAAAGTCATCAAGATTTTTGACAACAGTTTTAATATTTAAACTAGATGCTCCAAGTAACATTGACATACCAGAAGCAGTCCTTGTCATACTTTGAACACCAGTTTGCCCATGTGAGTAACTAGGTATTCCTGTTTGTTCATCTGCAAGTTGTCTAAACTTGTCAAACATCATTAAATTTTCTTGTGATGTATTAGGAAATTTTAAACCATGTATAGCTTGTCCGGGCATACCAGCTTGTCTTCTGAATATTTTACCCGGATATATTTCCATTGATTGCCCACCAACTAAAGCAGACTCATCTACATCAAATACTAACGAACC